TGACCCGCGCGGGATTGCCCCGATCAAGGTCAGCATACGATAGAGTGTTTTGAACATTTTTCGTACAAATATCGTACGATCAGCCATGGGCTTTGGTTTGCGGGAATCAGAACGTGTAGCGCAGGTATGACTTCTATTCTCTCGTAAGCCTTTGATTCAGTTAGGAAAAATGCATTTCTAATTAGCCGATTTGTGCCACGAAACCGCGTTCCGCGACGTAATAAAATCAAGCACTTACGATGCCGTTCTGAACGACTCATGCCCATGGGAGTAGCATGCGCTAGAATCCATGCCGCGTCAAATAAGGGGAAAAATAAATGGGGTACGTCGCGCCAGTCATGCTGTTGCTTGCTACGTTCGTTGCTGGGCAAAGCCTGATCGATGGCAGCATGAACGAGTTCTATGCTATATGCGCCATCCTCGGACTGGGCATCTCATTTCTATTTTTCCTGTTCGGCGGATTCCGGATGCGTCGTGATGGGCTGTTCCTGTTCTTTGCCCTACAGGCACTCATCTACGTCTATGCATCGCCACTGGCATCTCTGATCGTCGAGAACGATTGGAACACGCCAGAGTACCTTCAGTTGTGGGCTGGCGCAGCATGGCTTCATCTGCTGCCGATGGTGATCGTCTATCGCGTGATGACACGCGGCCTGCCCGACATCAATGGCTTTCATATCAGCTACGCCAGCGAGAGAGCGGTACGCCGATTCTCATATGCCCTTCTGGGGATGCTATCCATGTATTACGTGCGCGCGCTCACGGAGGGTTATTTCTTTCGGCGCATCGGCACTGAATACGCGGCAGAGCTCTTCGCCAATTTGAGCTATTTCGACCTAGTGCTGATCAAATTTCACGATTTGGTCGGGCCTGCCGTCATGCTGGTATCGCTGATCCTGTGGCGGTCGAAGGGAGCGTCCAAGCAAATCAAGATCGTAGCCGTCGCCTTTGCAGCAGACATGCTGATGTTCGCGCTGCTGAACTCGCGCATCACGCTGGTATCGCTATTTGTGCTATCCGCCATCGCCATGTTGTGGACAGGTGTGAAAATGCGCCGACTCGCACGCTGGTCGCCTCTATTGGCAATCTTGTTTGTGTATTTTCTGTACACGCTTATCCGGTTCCGGGCAGCAGCTACCGCTGGGAATCCTGATTTCCTGCTGGCGATGAACCCGTTTGGTGACGCTATCGGGCCGTCGCAGGCCACGGCTGCCGAGTGGATCGACCGGACGAACTGCCTGGACCTGATCACGATTGCCCGCTTTGGCATCGAGAGAGCGGCACCTTTCGAGGTGTGGCACAACCCATTCGTGACGCTGTTCGGGCCGCTGATCGGATCACCTGATGCTATGTATCTCAAGATGGAAGGTCTGACCACGGCGAAGGCCTATATGCTCTTGAACTTCACCCGCATCCCGCAGGTGGACTATCCAAGCTGCAGCCTGACGGATGCTTTCGCGGCGCTGTCGATGGGCGGGTTCCTGCTGGCCGGAATCGTGCAGGGCCTGATCTTCGGATTCATCACCCGCAGCCTGGTGCTCGGAGGATCAGGGTTCCGACTGCTCGCCACGGTGGTCGCGGCGTTCTACTTCATGTTGTTCGAGCAGGAATTCTTCGGCTTCGGCGTCGGTTGGGTGCGAGTTCTGCCGGTGCTGCTGATCCTTGGGCCGCTGATCCCAGTGCGCCGGTTCGTGTCGCTGGGTACGCTGGCGCGACGGAATCGTGCGCCAGTAATCCAAGCGACAAACGGAAACCCTATTTCTGGCAATCGGCCATTGCCTTCGGATTCCATCCGCACTTGAGCACTCCCGTACAGTTGTGCTCTTTGAGCTGTTTCGCCGTGCCATCGACAAACACATCTGCCTTGTCGACGTAGATCGGTTTGAAGGCCATGCATCCTGTATCAATGGTCTTCGTTCGTACGATAACCTCTGGCTGGCGCGCATCAGTTGCGGGTCCAGTAGTCGCGCAGGCTCCGAGCAGCATCGCCAGGAGCGGCGTCAGCAACACGATTTTCGACATCGGTTCTCTCCTTTGCAGACGCAGCCGTTTGTGTCGCTGCATCCTCATTTGCCTTGGAAAGCGCTGCGTCGTTCTGCGCGGCGCGTGCTTCAGCTTCGGCGATGCGCTGATCAGCCTTGGCAGTCGCCACCTTGGCCTGCTGGTGGCGGAACACGCCGAACAAGACACCGGCCGCCGCCAGAACGAACGGCCACACCTTGACTACGATGTCGAGTAGCGCAGTCATTTCATCACCTCGATACGGGCCTGCTCATGTAGTGCATTCCAACTGTCGTGGCGCGGCTTGCCCGGGCGCCAGGTTCGCAGGTAGAGCGCCCATGCCCCATCGGTATCCGTGACGCTCGGCAACCGTTTCGGGTCGGTGAAGAGCATCAGGCGCGCCACGCCAGCTGCCAGCACATCGTCAGTGTCGAGTGAGCGGTAGATGACGTCCGGCTGGAAGAGAACGCCACGGGCCGCGCACAGGCGATCCAGCCAGTAACGGGATGCGTCGTGCAGGTAGACGCCATAGACGCCCCCGCGCGATGCTTTGGTGCCTTCCTCGAATTGCCAGAATCCCCGTGCTGGGCCGCCGATTTGGCGGCGATATTGAAAGCGGGATTCCTGTAATCCTGTCGACAGAAGCATGACGCGTGCTTCCTTCGTATCCATCGGTGCTGGAAGAATGGTAAGCGCCGGATCAATGGCGGTCTTAACTACGTCACTCAGGTTCACGGCTGCTCCTTCTCGTCATCCTTCGGCGTGCGGCGCAGCGCTGTGTAGCGCACGACGATGAGCAGGATGTACGAGCCGAGCGAAACCCAACGCGTAAGACCCTGCGGGAGTAGCGCCTTCAAATCAGGCGGCATCCCATTCCATGCATCCACCAGCGCAGGGCCGAACGCCATGAGCGCGGCGAACAATCCGGCCGCAATGACGGTGCCACGCTTATGAAGCTGGCGCCAGTTGTCTGCCATGGTGATCTTCATTTTGCCCACCTCCGAATATCAGGACGAGAGCCCGCAGCGTTCTCCATGAGATAACGGCGGATCTCCTTCACGTCCCCGCTAATGTCGTTGAGTTTCTGCGTCGTGTCGTCGCGTTGTTGCTTCATGTTGGATTCAAGACCGACGAAATGGCGCTCATGCTCGCGGTCGGTTTGCTCTAGGGCTTGTACCCGCCCGACCATCGCTGACCAACCTGCAATCGCCATGACGGCCGCTCCGATGAGAGCTCCCGCTAGAGATTGCAGGTTGATCTTCTTTTCAAGCCACCATCGTTGACGGTTATCTTTCTCGTCCATCTTCCCTCCCTTATCAGCGCGGACGCTGACACTCAATACGCCCGTAGACAGCGGACGTCGATGTCGAGAAAACATTGTTCGCCACTAGATAGATCGTCGTGGTTCCAGAAAGCAGAAGACGTCTCGAAGGCACGACAAAAGCCGCATTCAAGCCGCCTGTATTGGGCGGGCTGTAATTAGCAAAAAACGTGTCCATGGTGGCGCTCGTAGTACTGATCGAGCCCGTGGACTGAGTAGTCACCGTCGTGGCGCCGTTGTTAAATACGACACTAGCTGTGCATTTCCATTCGCCAGCTCCAAGACTCACGCTTGTCACGTTGGCCGGAGTGTTGCTAGTGAGTGAAACGGGCGTATTGCTGTTAGTCGCGCAACCAGTTGGGGAACCGCCATTCGTTACCTGAGCGCAGATGAATTCCCCAACCGTCCCAGCACTTGCGCTGTTATTCGTATTGGTGGCTGTAATACCCGCTGTCTGTGATGGAGTGATTGCGCCCGTAGCGGAAAGCGTGGTGAAAGCTCCCGACCCGGGCGTCGTGCCACCAATTGCACCAGGAGCGGAAAAAGTCGCACCTCCTAGAGTCGAGGCGTTGATTGCTGAGTTGCAAGAGAACCCTGAATTGCTTGTCCATAAGAGCGCATTCGTCGCAGCACTGCAACTCGGCACAGAAATGGCAGTAGGAGCCGCAGTAGCTGCGGTTGCATTTGCAATAACAGTGTTGGCGCCGACAGGAGTGAGACTGCTTGCTGTGACGTTTGCCCATGCTGGCGCTGTACCCGACCCAGTGGAAACGATAGCTTGCCCTGAGGTAGAGCCTGCCGGGTTGAGCAATTGGATCGGCGTCAGCGTAGCGGCGCCTGCTGACAGTGCGCACAGGATAGCGAGAAGACCGGTAAGGAGTCGTTTCATGGCAGACCTTCTGTTAGGTGATGTAAGACGCGGACGTGATATTTCCTGTCGTGATGGTTGCGGCATTAGGGGCAGCAATCGAGAGGGGTGCGTTCGTTACATTCCCTGTGATGATGCAATCATTGGTCGCGCCAGATGTGGCTACAGAATTCAGCACAGCCGAATTCATGTTGATGAGATTGTCCGAGACTCGGCTATTGAACGGATTCGGAAGTGCGACGCCTGCCCCAGTCGGAGCGGAGCTTTGCAATATATTGCCGACGATATTGAAGAGCTGAGCATTGGCCTGGGAATACACGCCAAACGCAGTGAACTTGATATAGCAGCTTGCTACTGTCACGCGTTTCGCGACTTGGGAATTGCCGTTTACGTTCACGCCCGTAGTGGCATCCATCGTGACACCGCTGATCGTGACGCCATTGATAAATCCGGCCGCTTCTAGAACGATAGCTGAGCTAGACGCGACGATTTCACCGCCAGAAATCCCAGCATTTGCACGCGAGATGTCGAATCCATTCAGTACATTGGTAATGACGTTGTTGGCAAAAATGTGCGCAGCCGAGCCATTGGTGATGTAGTCGTAGATGCCGACAGCGTTGACAGAACCGACTGCCGCTTGCAACACGTTAGAGCTCACGGTGATAGAACCGGTATAGCTGACCCCGGCTGCCTGATTCAGCGTGATTCCGTATTGCGAGAAACCAGTGAGAACGTTATTGGCGATGACGATATTGTCAGCGGCGGAATTGATCAGAATTCCGTAAGTATTGATCGCACGCGCAACGTTCCCCGTAATACTTATCTCATGAGCTTCCCATTGCGGAGGATTAACAGATGCCGTATCTGAAGATTCCGCCTTGCAAAAATACAGTACGTTGTCGGCAGTATTATCAGCGATAACGACGTTACGGCTACCCTGCGATGAATCAATACAAAAACCGTTGGTGACGTTGCGGAATGTGTTAGCTACCGCCTTTGCGTCATAACAATTAGTGAACAGGATGGAATGATATGCAGGCCCATCAGTTGTGCATGCAATAACAGAAATATTCTTGTGATATTTAGATGCCGCATTTATGGGAAATTGCACACCTCCAAGAACATCAATCAGAAGATTGGAGAAATAGCAATTGCGTACCATCGTGCCGTCTACAGAGCCATCTGCCGTGGGGTCAACGACTATGGAGCTATAGCCCCCATCGAAGCACAGCGAATCGAGTTCAATATTCGTGCATGTCGCTGCCTTGAAAAAGCATTGGCGCGTCGTTGCATTGCCCCACAACAACCGGCTATTGCGCCCCACGCCAAACATCCGTTGACCGGAAGAGAGAAGCCATGCGGAAGTACGGTTCGGCTCGCTTCCAGGAAGGGCGGCCGCGATAGGAGCGACCTTATACACGCCCTCTGGCCAGAAGACAGACTTGCCCGTGGCAATTGCCGCAGTACAGGCAGCGGTGTCATCCGTGACGCCATCTCCAACGGCTCCGAAATCCTTGACGCTCACGAAATCGCGCAGCTTATCTTGGACGGTACGTGTAACCGCGCCAGCGCCAGCTTGGATGAAGGATAGCTTCGTGCTCTGGATGGCAGCATTCGACGCAACCGTCGAATCTGTTACCGTGCCGCTGGCAGGGACGCCAATCGGCAGGGTAGAGCCAATCTTGACCGTGACTTTCTGAACCCCAACCGGAATAGGCGAAGTAAGAGTCAGAAGAGGACCGTTTATGCTGCTGATCTGATCATCAGTCTGATATGCAGTGTCAAAGAAGAGCCACGTGTTGGCGATTGAGCCAGGCCCAACCGTCAGAGTGAGTTGATTCGTTACCCCAGGCGTGAAGTCAGTGCCCGCGACGAACACGTTGTCCGTCATGTTGCCGGTCAACCCCGCATTGGGGTCTTCGGTGATACGATCCCAGATCAGATTGCCGCCCGAGTCCTTGACGACTTGGCGATACGTTCCACTGCCCCAGATGACAGCTTCTCCGCGTGAATCCAGGATCACCGGATTCGTGTTCAGGATGGTCTGATCCTTGTCCTGGTATGTGTTTTTCGGCGTGGACGTGTTGGGGATGTAGAAAAACACCTGTCCCCCGGCAAGCGGAGTGCCGTTGTTGTCATCGAAATGCGTGACTGCATTCGGGAGGATGGATGCCATCGCTTGACCTAGAGTAAAGACACGAGCGCTCATGCGCTTTTCGTTGTCTCTGCCCTAGGGAGACTGCTTAACGGGCCATCCGACGATTTAAGGCTCGCCTACACCTTTACTGCTATGCATGACGACACATTGCGTATCATCGGTACTGCCATAGGATCAGCCGTTATTTACGGCATCCGTTGCTCATTGGCTTCCCGAAAGCAAGCCGGGAACGAGCCCCGGAGCCAACAGCGTCCCGTAATCACGTACCGCATTGCCTACTGGCTTGGCAAATGCTGGGCGCTGTGTAAGCAACGATGCCGCCAAGCGCTGGCCCAGTTGGGTGTACGGCAATGACCCAGCCCCAATCCCTCCCAGAGTAGCCAACGTCGGCCCTGGTGCAGATACCAAGCCTGCGCCAATGGACCCCGGCGCAAGGAGCGCCATCAGACCGCGCCCGACCGTCCCAGAATCGGGGTATTTCGATCCAAGAACGCGCTGCCCGGCACCTGACAGGTCTTGCATGAGCGCATTACCTGTCGCCGTTGCCCCCTTACCAGCACTCTTATCGGCTGAGCGCACAGCACTTTGCAGTTGTGCCGCAGTGAATACGCCTTCGTTGTTCATCGCGCCAGGCGATGCAGCTGCAGTCCGAAGGCGCACGAAATTGGCCCATGCTTGATTCGCGTCGCTCAATTTCTTGGCAAGATCAGGAGGGTTCACACGTGTGAGGTTATTGTCCACTGCATCCCGCAGTGCGCTCACCGCTGCCCCTAATTGCCGATTGTCAAACGACGCGTCTCCTAGATACCCCTTGGCCGTCCGCGCCAGTTCACTTTGCACACCTTTCAGGTCAATACCATCCATGGTGTTCTGAGGCCCTAGCTTCCCGAAAATCTGGGTTTTCAGGATGTTCATGAATGTCTTTTGCTGGGCCTCTGGCAAACCCTGAGCCATTTGACCAAGTTTGGTCACATCAGCTTGGAATTGCGGGTCTACTTTGAGCTGCATCTTTGGCAACACATCGTCATAAACGGCTCCGATCTTGTTGCCGACCTGCTCAATGCCTTCTTGCCCGACTTTGCCGGTGAACTTCTGACCAATCGGCGCAAGTGCCTCGTTATATGCGGCTCGGTTGAAGTCGCTCACTGCACGTTGCTGAGCATTCTTAATCATGTCCCCCAGCACTGGAACACTGCTGAGCTTTGCTTCTGTACGCGCCGCGCCCCCTCCCAGAATCTGGCCAGGAGTCGGCGTAACACCCCTTGCCATCAGGGTGCGCACATCATCCGAAACATTCGGAGAGATCACATTACCTACGGCACGAGCAACAGGCGCCAGTGCGCCACCAATAGCAGCGCCCGTCCCAATCTGCTTCAGTTTTTCAAGTCCGAAGTTCTGTGCGTCGGGAGAAACAGGAGTCAACGCAGCATTGGCGGCACCTAGACCCGCTCCGACTCCAGCGGCCCCAGCCGCAGTCCGGGCTACAGGAGCAAAAGCAGCCAAGGGAGCGGTAGCTACGATAGATCCTCCAATGTCACCCGCGGTAGCCGTTACTGGATTTGCTTGCTGATAGGGATTGAATTCACCGCCGATCTTTCGCAGGCCAGCATTCGCATCATTCACTAGCCAATTGCCAGCGCGTTGCACCATGTTCTGCGGCGCTTGTCCAGTAATCAGGCTGCTCAGGTTACGCTCTTGGCCCAACCCTCCCAGTGCTTGAAGACCTTTGCCAAGGAGTTGCTGGCCGCCGAGAACAATACTGCCGAAGCCGTGACCTAAGCCTGCGCCAAGAGATGCCAACTTCCCCGGTTGCTCTGCATCTGTATTCTTTTTCTGTACTTCAGGAGAACTGGCAGCCGCCGTTGGCGTTGACGTTGCGGGAGTTCCTTTGGTAAAAGCGGACAGAATTGCGTCGTCACTCTGCGCACCGTCTTGCGCCGGAGCAGCAGAAGCATTCCCATCTTTCGTGAATGACGCGAGAATTGCATCATCATCCGCTACAGGCTTTGCGCTTGTGGGGATGCCGGGCAGCATCTGCGTTTTCGGGGTTGGCGCAACAGCCGCATTCAGACGGCCGAGAACTTGGCCAGCATAGGGATGCGTGCCCTTCGTGACTTCTGGCGAGGCAGAGCCTTCCTTGTAGGCAATCAGAGCCTTAACAGGATCGTTGAACTTATCCAGTTGCTGGCCGAGATACCAAGTGCCCACATCTACACCAATCTGCGGCTTTAGCAGATCCTGCATGGTGTATTTGGTGCCATTGGCCTTGTTATAGTCGGCCAATGCGGCTTGGCGAACTTGCATTGCTCCCCATGCCCCACGACCGCCCCCATCCATGTTTGTGGCAGATGGATTGCCGCTGGATTCCTGCTGGACGACAGACCCCACCAACGCAGGGTCAACGTTGTATCGCTGTGCAGCTGCGTAGATGTATTGCGAAAGGTCCGGGGCGTTCTTCGCCATGCTACTAGCTCCCTGGCATAGAAATAATGCCGCTACGCACGAGATTACCCAAATTCGCCTTAAATTGGGGAAGCGTTCCAGCTTTCTTTTGGCGCTCCAAGAATGCTTTCTGTTGTTCGGGATTCATCTCGACAAACACGAAAGCGTCTGGGCTTACTTGCTTGTTCCATTGCGATTGCCATTGGTTGAACTTGTCCGGCGTATTGCCGGAGTTCTGCCATGCATAATCCTGAGCCGCGCGCATCTTTTCGGCAGCAATCGTCTTCACCAAGATGTCATCGTTCGCCATCTTGGAGATGTTCGGGTTCGCATTGCCAGTCACTGCGGCGTTCAGGCGCGCATCCGTGCCGGTCCCCACAGAGCCAGAAACTGACGTGGCATAGTTCGTGAGAATCTTCTTGAACTCGTCGTAATCCTTCACATCGCCAGTCCAGCCGATAGCCTTTGCGGTGTCAGGAGCCAATGCATTGAAGAACGACTTCGCTTGATTGCGCCAATCCGTGCCAGGACCCGTATTGATGCCGCTAAGGACATCCCGGGCCTGCGCAAGTAGGTTGATACGCATGGGTGCATCTGCGGCTGCATTGTGCAGGTTCTGTGCCGCCGTGGCCGACTGCCCAGCTTGGGCCGTTGCTCCAGCCGACTGTGTAGCCTGTTGCGCGGGAGAAAGCCCGGTCTGCAATGCACCGGCAGGCACGCCACCTTCATTAGGGGCACTCGCATTGGCTCCGGGGAATCGGCCTGTATAGCCTCCAGGAGCTGCACCAGGTTGCGCGCCTCCGCCTTGAAGTTGCGAAAGCCGCTGAGCACGTGTGATGGTGTAGGGCGTTCCCTCGGGAGTAACGCCTTGCACTTCGCCTGCAAGGAACTCAGGGCCTGGAGTATTCAGTAGGGTGCCCGCTACCGTAGGCTTGCCGGACAGAGGATCGACATTCAGAACCTGCGTTTGACCGCCCGTGTTCACGATCTGAGTGCGTGGCAGCATCGCTTGAATCTTCGCCTCACCAGACAGTGAGTTCAGATAGTGCTGCTTGATCCATTCGGCCTGAGCGGCTGGATCAGATGGGATACTGGCGACTTCACGTTGTGCCTGCTCCACGGGCAGAGTGCCAGAGGCGATAGCTTGGCCCATCGCATTGATGATCTGACCCGACATATCAGCTTTCCCGTACTGCGGAGACGCCATCAAGGAACCAATGCGGTTCCGGATGTCGGTTTGCTGCTTGAGCGCAAGTTCCAATTTTCCCGTGTCATAGGAAAGTTGCTGATTGCGCTGTTGAGAAATCTTCGCCATGAACTCGGGTAGGAAAGCCCCCGCGCCCCCTTGCGTAGTAAGCGCCTGTAGTTTCCCGAAGTCCACTTGACCCGTTTGCGGGTCGGTGGCCTGCTGATATGCCTGCGAGATGATCTGATTCGCGCCCAGCTGTTGCGACGCCGACTGAAGTCCAATCAACCCGCGAGCAGTATCAACAGTCTGCCCAAGTTGGGCCAAACCGGTCTGCGCAGGCTTGATTCCAAGAGGAATGGACGGATCGATTTCAGGCATGATGATCAGCCGTAGGAAGCCGGGTCATTAAAGTACGTGGTGGGGTCGTTTGCGTTGAACCCAGTCGCCCACGACCCCGAGTTAAAAGAATTACCGTTGTTCCTCAACAAGGAATACAGACCAATCCCCGATCCTAGAGAACCTAGGCCACTATTGATTGCGTTGGCCGAGCCAATCTGCCCCGCCGCTTGGGCATTCGCGCCTCCCATGAGGGCGCCCCCAGCATTGGATGCCGTCTGGATGCCTGCGTTACCCACGCCAGCTGCGGCGTTCTGTCCAAGCCCAACAAGACCAGCCAGCCGGTTGTACTGATCGGCATTGATGCCGTAGTTCGTCATGAACTGCTGCAATGCCCGGTTGTATTGCTGCCCGTAGGTCTGATCCGCCAATCCAGTCGTGTAGTCCGCAATGCCCTTCATCTGGGCGCCAGAAAGGCCAAGACCTTTTGCAGAGGCAGCGTTATTCACCCCCTTCAAGCCTTGCTGAAGGGTGAACTGGTAGCCGGGCGTCGATTCCAGATTAGATGGATCGAAATTGAATTGACGCCCCAGAACCCCGCTATCCAGCATCTGCTGCAAGCGGCCAATGCCGGACTGGCCCAAATCCATGTAAGGGCGCAGGTTCTGCTGCATTTGCTGGAACTGCTGCCATTGCATAGCAGCGGCATCTCGCGCTGCATCAGCCTGGGAATTGCCAGCACTGCGAGCGGCGTCAGAACTCATCGCGCTGCCAGCGACGCCTGCAACTGCGGTGCCGATGCCTACTGCGGCTGCGACCATGGTCTACTCCTTCAAAGCCACTTCTCGTGAATCGTCTCGACCGGCTTGAAATCGAGATAGCGGAACAACGCAGATGCGTCGTGCTCAGTCTTGCTACCCATCGCCCAACGTTTCACCCCACGGCGGCGTAGTTCCTTCTCCGTAAAGCGCAACATGCGGACGCCAGCCATGCCAGTGCGCTTGTCTTCTCGCACGAAGAAAATGTCTGGCGAACATGTCAGGCATGACCGGTAATGCAGCCCCGGTGCGATAAAGGCCACTAGATACGCAACGATTGCGCCTTCCTCGCGACCAATCACCATCAACAACGAACCGTCAGCCTCGCGCGCACGGTATTGCTCCACGATGGGCTCCAAGGGCACGCCGTGATCCTTGTGCGTCGAAATCTCACCGTAGTGCTCATGAAGCAATGGCTTGAGTTCTCCGTACACATCGCTGAACTGCTCGATCATGAAGGTGATAGACATGTCAGAACCTCAGATCAGCAACCAGATGAATTCGATCAGAAGCGCTGTTATTGGTCACCTCATGCTCAATGGCATTTTGGAACCACCAAACTTCGCTTTCTTTCATCCAAACTTGTTCTTCGCCACAACGAAATACGTTGCCGGGCTCCGACTGGATCACGATGTGATAGCGATCCCAGTACGAGGCATGCCAGGGCGAATCAGCATGCGGGAAGATGCGGCCACCCGGCACAATCCGATTGAGCATGCAACGCCCCAGACGAGTAGCCCCGGTCGCGGTCATGAGCGCCATGATCAGCGCACGAGCTTCCGGCAATTCGTTAATCTCCGGACGCCATGGGCATTCATGCAGGTCATACCCAGCTAGCTTGTTCTGTTTGTACAGTTCGAGCTGCTCGTCGTTCTCAACAGGCACATGATCCTGAAATCGCAGGTAAATCGTGTCCGTCTCGCCAAAAGGCCCCTGCGGAAACTTGCGCAGGAAGTCATCCGCCTTCCACAGCTCGGGCTTTCTGTAGATTGCATTCAGAAGGGGCTTGACGTTCATCCCCTCAGCGAGACGTAGGAAATTCCGCATTAGCGGATACCTCCGACCTGATAGGTTTCGCTCGCAGTCGGCGTGATCGATGCCCCCGTGTTATTAGAGAACGTGATGCCGATCTGATCGGTCCCGCTGGCGCGCACGTTGACGATGCCCAGGCCTGCTTGAGCGGTCGGTTTAGTCACGTACACAACATCGCCAACACGCACACCTTTCACCGTGAAGGTCTGTTCAGCCGTCGTGTTCGCGGCCACAGCGACAGGAGAAAGCGTCACCGCCACCCGGTAGATGGAAGTCACCTTGTCAGCCGGTGCTTCTTTGAACGAGAGGGAGGCGACGGTCGGTTCGTCGGTGGCTACGCCAAGAAATGCGGTCATGATTAGCTTCCTGAAGTTTCGTAAACGCCGCCCATGAGAGTGATGGCCGCGGCGGTATCGGCCAATGCTTGTAGCGTCATCCCAGTTTCGAGTTGCAGCCCAATGGCGGCAGGAGGAACGTAAGACTGCCCCGGAGACAGGGAATAAGCCGACAGGAATGCATTAGAAGATCCGACAGAACCTCCCGATGGCACTCGGTACAAAGTCACCTTCACAACCCCAGCACTCGTGTTATTCAAGGAAAGGTTGTTGATAGTGGATGTGGTCCCGGTGGGCGCCGTGTAGTACACCACTGCCGATGTGGTTAGCTGCGCCGCAGGGATTGCCTTGGGTACTCGTTGCATTTGTTATCCCGTCACCAGTCCTTTCACGTAAACCTTGTTCACTCCCACTGGAATAGGCGAAGTGAAGGTCAAGTTCGCGCCAACAAGAGATGCCACTTGGTCATCCCCTTGAAACGCAGCATCGAAGAAGATCCACAAACGCGAGATCGACCCGAAAGAGCGCGACAACGTGAGCGATGAAGTCGTGCCTGGTGTGAAATCCACACCCGCTGTGAAGGTGTTGTCCACGATGTCCACAATCGGAGCAATCGGGGCGAAGATCATCTCAAGCAGCGCTTCTTGTCTGCTAGGAACCGCTGTAGTTACATCCGAAGCAATCGCATCCTGTTGTGGCTGCGTAGCAATCGAAGGAAACGTCTGCTCTACGCTGAACACATCATCCAGCGTGATTGCGCCAGGAATTTCTCCGTTTGCGCCGCCAGTACGCCGCCATAGCTGGATCAAGAACAGGAACCAGGCTTCCGTGACAGTCCCAGTCTTGGGATCAACGAAAGGCACGTTGACGAGTGGGACATCGCTTTGAACGGTAGTGGTCATTGGTTATTCGACTCCGCTTGAACGAATGCCCCCAGGAGGGACGTTTTAACGGGAGCCGACCACGACAGTTCAAATACGCGGTCGCGTGCCATGCCAAGCCGCTGGAACTGAAGAGAAGTCAGGTATTCGCCTTCCAGACCCAGACTTGTTTCAATCTGATTGCCCCATGACTTGCCGCGCGTATCGCTCCAGCGCAGATATACCGGGACTGCATCTCCAGGACCTGTGCCATTGCCGACTTCCATGTTGGCAATGAATTCACGATAGCGGATACGGTCAGAGTTATCGTCTACGCTATGCATGAACGAACGAATACGCGGAATAGGGTTGCCGGCATCCGTGTATGCGTTGATGTCCCACATATACAGATTGCCGTTCTCCCAGTCCCCAACGATGGGTTGGCCATAGGCCGATGCGTAACAATTGGCGCGATGGCGATGCAGAACGCCGTTGTTATCGACCCATGAGAGTTCGTTCCACTGGTCCGTACTCAGGTCGTACTGCCAGGTCTTATCTGCACTCGGGAAGATCAGGACATAGAAGAAATGTCCTTCGATCTCATAAGTGAAGCCAATTGCGTCAGAGATGTCCGGGTAGGTCGCAATCTCGTTGTCGAGCGCGAACGTCGAAATCTTCACCGAATTAAACTGTTCGCTGCGGCTGACAAATGCCACGCCCTCCTTGGATCGGGCCAGCCAATAGATTTGGCCGTCCATCTGGGCAATGGAACCAACCGCAGAGCAACCGTATTGCATGAACACGCCTGGCAGCCGTTCGTACGGGAATGCAGCAGCGCCGGAGTTGAACCACACCTCGGAGGTCTGCTCGCCTAGCAGGTAGACATACCGCTTCGAGACAATGGCTCCCACGAGCTTGTCCGAGAAACCCGACTTGGACGCAAAGTCGGTCGCGTCGAAGGAAATCTCATTCGCCAGCGACACATACCATTGCTGCGTATCCGGCCGATTCAGGACAAGGAAGCCGTCACCGTAATCAACCCGGTTGGCTCCGAGAAACGCTGCATCTGTCAGCAGGGCGAACTTGTTGTCGGCCAACTTGACGGTCCATGCATTGGGAGACCCATCCACGATCATCAGATACGTGGAGTTATCGGTCATGGAGACGAAGCCCGTTTCCGAGCCAATGTCCCCTAGCTTTGTCAGCTGCCAAGATGACGAAATGGCATACACCGACGAACCGCAAATGCCGTACGTAGTGCCATTGGATGCTGTCCACAGACCGCGCCATCCCGTTCCGAAGGTAGGCGTCGCAGTGGCTAGAAGCGTCAGCCCCGGAGTGGGGTAGTACGTAAAGGGGAAGATGGAACCTTGGGGGTTCTTCTCTCCATAGAGGTTGACGGACCGCTGTGCGCTCGCAACAACGCTGCGAGACGTGTAGGCGCCGGTGATAAGCGGCACCTTCATGGCCCATTACTCCCGATGTAGAAGTCCCCGTAAATGTTGTACGTACCACTGCGGCCACGAAGTGCCGGAGGCATTTGCAACCGGGGAATCTGAGCGTTTGCCTCTTCGATGATGCGCATCGAGGCTTCTGCCTTCCCTCGCACGACATCACTGACCGGCAACCCGTAGAACGGATACAGCTCCAGCGTGAGGTTCCACATCAGGGCGGCTTTGTACTCAGGCGGCAGCACAATCTGGTCGCTCAGATTCGTGAACTGCTGAATCTGCTGCATGACTACGATGTGGATTTCGTACTGATTATTCGGGATCGGCCAGATGTAAAGGTTGCCCAGCGGGTTCGCGGCGTCGTAGAACGCAAACTGCGGGAAAGCGTTCAGCGACTTGATACTGATGCGGCTGTAATCCTCACGTGCGCGCAGAATTTCCAGCGGATAGTCCACCGGCAGCGGAGTCGCAACGTTCTGGCGGAAGTAAGCAAACTCGAGCTTCGGAGGGCGCGGCGTATCGAAATCGCCGCCAGGTCCCACCGTATAGGACTGTTGCACCGTTGCCTGCTTGGCGAGGTCGATCAACTGATAGACCATGTAACGACGACGCTGCCACTGCGCCATCATCATGTTGAGCAGGTTGAAGCAGTCGTTCGTGTCTTCTGCCGACGCGGTTTGCCCTACGCCGATGACGTTGGCCGTCTTCAACGCAAGGTTGATGATGTCGCGCGGGGTTGTCGGCAGCGGGCTAGCCATGCTTAACCGATCCGCTCGATGCGGATGCGCAAGTTGTAATTCATGGCACCAGCCGTACCAGAAGCGTAATTGCTCGTCTGATAGGTGATGTTTGTACCCCCCTTGGCGGCAAAGACTTGTTGGCCTTGGCCAAACGCACCTACTGCATTTGCCGTGTTGGTCGATGACACAGTGCCAGCGACCAATGCAGTGCTCGTGTCGAATTCAGTCCACCCGATGCCAATGTTTGGCAGCGTGGAAGAGGCGGCGTCCGCAGTCGTCTCTACTGCATAGCAGGTAGCGCGGTAGATTCCGCCTTCTGTGCTGGGGACTGGATAAAGAACCGTGTTCGGAACGTTCGAGTTCAGCCCGATCAGATTGATCTGCGCGACGATGGCAGGGACGCCATTAGCGACAAGAGAATCGCCGTTGTAGGAAGACAATTTCCCAGCAACTTTTGCGACTGTTGGGTTAGGGTATGTACCCCCGAGATCACCGCCTGCATTACCGGATGGAGCCGCGCCAACCTGGAGCGTGCTATTCGGCCCAATCGTGACGCCATCAATGGAGCCGCCCTGAATGGCGACACCATCAGAACGCTCGCTGCTAAGCGATTGGTAGTCGTTCGGCGTACTCGTCCCGAGGTCGACAAAGGTCTGCGGCACGAAGTAATGCCCACCCTGAACGTAATACGTGCCTTTCTGGGTGTTCAGAATCGAATACGAGGCGCTGGGGTTGAAGGTAGCCATGGTTTAGCCCTTCGCCGCAGCGATCATTTCTTGCAGCTTGGCGACGCCAGTATTGGCATGCGGATTCAGGCCCAGCGCGCGAGCCTGCTCCATGAGGGCCACCTTATCCACCCGTTGCTGAGTGCTATCGGCGTCCTCTTGCGGGCCAACCAACACAGCTTCCTCGTCGGCGTCGTTGGCGATGATTTGCGAACCGTCTGCCAGGGTTACCCACTTCGGATATTCCCGAAAGACATACGGCGCTGTGAATTCGCGGCTGTTCATGCGATTTGTCCTTCAAAACAGGGGCGCTCCTGTCTAGAAGCGCCCCAAGCCCAACACACCGAGGAGACTGGGAGGATCGGTCTGTTACAGGACGTCGGCCACAGCCACCGCCCACTCCGGTCGCACTGCCGCGAAGCCGTACAGAATGTCGAGACGCGTGATCAGGCTGTCCGACATCACGTCGTACGCCTCGATCATCCGCATCGACACACCGTCGAACATCGCGCGAGCCGACGACACCACACCAGAGGTCGGCATTTCGAGGTCGGCGGTTGCCAGCGTGAAAGCTTCCGGATAGAAGGCCAGGTTCTGGCGGTACGACGTGCTAGCAGGCAGCACCAGAGAGATAGCTGCGCCGTTTGCAGGCGAAGCTGTCACGGTGTTGAACGCTGCGGGAGCCGGGACGATGGCCGGATAGATCGGGATCGAAGTCGCGCCCGAAGCCACGTTTGCTGTCACGACGAACTGACGCAGCGTGCCTTGGGTCTGGCCGGTCAGACGGTTGATGGCTTGAACGCCAGCGATCGTGATGATGTCGCCTTGGTTCAGCGTGCCAGTGATGGCATTGACCGTCAGCGTGTTGCCGGTTTGACCTGCGCCGTTGACCGTACCTGCCGAGAACGTGCCGTTCGTGTGGATCTGCACGGTCTGGTCGTCGTACCAGTCGAAGCCCAGCGTGTCGGTCGTGATCATGCCGGTTTCGTACTGATCGCTGATCTTCTTCTGCGGGTTCAGAAGGCCAGCCATTTGCGGCACCGTACGAGCCTCGGTCAGCATGTCCAGAATGACAGTGCGGTCCATGCGCGGAGCCAGGTTGTTCGACAGCTTGGCGCCAGCATCGAGCCACGTGCTCATGTCCGGAGTCACCAGATTGCCGCTGCCATCCGTCTTGAACGACAGGTTCGAGGCTGCATTGCCAACCGAGATCAGGTCAGCAGCCATCGAGGCGGCGAGGCGGTTCACAGCAGGCGCAAGAATGCGCTCGCTGTAGTCGTCCAACGACATGGTCTTTTCGGCGGTACCGAACGAGACCGGGACGTTTTTCTGGGTGGCGACCGTGAGGGTCGTGTTCTGTTCGTTGGTGCCCTGCGGCGTGATTGCCGGGCCGGTATTCACGACGTAGTCGTTCGGCAGGCGGATACGCAGGGTGTTACCAATCTTGGCGCCAGTGCGCGCAAATTGGTCGTCATATTGGCGGTCAACACGACGCAAGAAGGCGTTCGTCTGCGTGAACAGACGCACAGCCTCATTGGTGATCATGTTGATTGTCAGCAGGCTATTGGCCACGTTGATTTCTCCACATTGGATGAACAAGGAATGCAGCGCTTGCTGCGACGTCCCTGCCCTGCGGAGACCAACTTGACGGGCCAATCCAGCGATTGACGGCTCGCTTCTGCCTAGAAATGCATGGAATCTGGAGTTTTAGTGCTTAGAAAGCACAAAACAATGCGCAGATGTGCCAAGTAACTGCAACATAGTGCTATTTTTGGCCGCTGTCAAATGAAAAAGCCCGCTTTGAGCGGGCCTTCTTACTACTTGTGCTTAGCGACGGCTGCGACGCGCATTTTTATTGCGCCATTCGAACCATTCGGCAGTACCGACCTTCGGCTCTCCGCCACCTCCACCACTGCTCCCGCCAGCATCCACGCCATCTACAGGCGGGGGAGCCTTGGAAACCTGCTTGGCTAGCTCCTTCGCTGCCCGACTAGCCAGCTTCGTCATCTCAATGCCCATTTGCAGCGGCGGCAGACCCGCGACACGCATGGCCTCATCAAGATTCTCGGGCTTGCCAAGCCACGTCACGAGTTTTTCCGGGTTAGGCACGCTTGTCACAGCATCGAGGAATGCCTGACCGCCTACACCAGCCATCGTCAGGTTGTTGATCGACGCCTGATATTCAGCACCGAATTCCTTCTGCCCGGCCTCATTGACGGCTTGAATGCGCGATGCAGTTTGTTGCTCAGCCAACTGCTGTTGAACTAGCTGCTCGGCATACGTGCGCGCCAATTGCTCCACATTCACGTTCGGAGGAACAGTCGGAGCTGCGGCAGGATTGCCCCCGTCTGGCTGACTGGCAGCGCGGATCTGTGCCAATTCTTGCTCAAGACGTTGCGCACGCTCCGCCTCCTGTTGTGCCCGTTGTTCAGCGGCGCGACGAGCTGCGGCAAGTTCACCCATGCGCTTCGGCACCCATTCAGGCGGCTGGTTATTCTGCGCTGGCTGCTGCGTATCCTCGGGCGCAGGGGCGCCATCTTGCGGCGCAGAGGTGGCAGTCGTGTCAACGACGGTATCGGTGGCTTGGTCCATGGTTTCCTCGGCAATGGATTGTTATTGGGGTTGCTGAACTTCTGGCGATGCGGCGGCTGCTGGTTGCTGATTCGGATGCAGGATTTCTGGAAGAGCCTGCGCATAGGCCACAGACGGGTCCATGACAGCCGGGTTCACGTCTTCCATGGGGTTGGGCGCAGTGATGACCTCCGCGCCGAGCTTTTCGGCGATCAGCGCGAGCACAGTGGGATCCAGTGCGCCCAGGATCGACTTCAAGCGGTCGGTCTCGGCCTTGAACGCAGCTGTCAGAGCATCGCGCTCATTCTCCATGCGCAGCGCCAGGTGATTCAGCGCCTCCATATCCAGGCGGCGGTTCTCGATGTCCAGCGCGCGGTCCTTCTCAGCCAATGCCTCAGAGAGCTGCTTGATCATGTCGGCGCTTGCCTGGAGCTGCTGCATCAGGTTCTGCTCTTGCGGCGTCGGGCCATCGCCAACCACACCCGGATTCGTCGCATTGATCCAGTTGCGCATGCGCTCACGCAGCTTGTCAGCGATCGGGAAGTCAGCGACTGCCATGTACAGGTCGCCAATGACCTGCGCCATCGCCGGATTGCCCACGATTAGGTTGGTCAGCGCCTCGAATGCCTCTTCACGCTTGGTGTCGTAGCTCGGGCCTGCCTCAACAACGACCTCGTAGCGCCCAACATTCGGGTTGAAAATGGCCTTCACACGCTTCGCTTGAGCATCCCGCTGCATCTGCAATGCTGCTTGCTGCTTCGGATCAATGACGACGGTCTGCTCTTCGCCGTCTTCACCCATGATTCGGATGATCCGACGCGTGTCGTAAACCTTCGGGATTAGATCGATTAGCTGGACGCCGGTGAAGCGCAGAGCATCGTTCAGGGCGTCGGGGAAGTGATACGTAACGCGCTCCCCTTGCTTCTGGCGCTTGGTGATGGAGACACCGCTGACTTCGTTCCCTTGCTCGCTGAACGTGGCCTCGTACTGGCCGCTGGACATCATCAGTTCGCGCTCTGCGATCTGCATGCCATCGATGTAGGCAGGAGAACTGCTTGGTGGCTGCTGACGCCTCGGCTCCGGGATGGGATTGCCGTTCTCGTCTGCGTGGTTGTATGGCAGGAACGCGTGGTTCTGCGTATTGGCCGTCGCCCAGTAGTTCTCTAGCCCTTCAATGGCCTCTACAGGCGCAGTCCACGGCGACTTGCTTTGCAGCGCGCCATATTCCAGCGCAGCAGATGCGTTGTAGTTGTAGGCGCGCTGTGCATCCTTCTGGTAGCGCGTCAGGCCCTTGCGATCGAGCTTGCCCTCGATGACAACCTCTTCGCCCGGCAGCCGGATGATGGGAATGTACGAGCCCGCCCACGTACCCTTTTCTGCGATGGAATCGCCCACGAGCACATAGAGACGCACCTTGCGCTTATCCACACGGCGACGCAGGACCACATCGGAGTCTTCCTTGGCCGCGGCCGCCATGAGAGCCCTCTCATTGGGCTCCATATCAGACTCACGTGCGAACCGCGTTCCGCCGTCATCAGTCGGGATGGCATACAGCCATTCCTTGCGCGTCTCGACCTCGTAGTAGTTGGCCGTGCGTACCGTGTCCTTCATGATCCACGACTGCACGCCATCGAGATTGCTGCTGCCACCAGCGGGCAACTTCACGCGCGGATACTTCGCCTCGCACTTCTCGCGCGGGATGTCCTCGAAGATGAAGCCCCAATCAGCGTCACTGCCATCCTGGTTCTTGATGTTGTTGTCCAGCACTACCGAGAGCGGGTCTGGCACCTGCTTGATGCGGATGACCTGATCGAAACTGTTGTCGTCCGCGTATTCAGTCATAAGACGCCAGTAGCCCATGCCCGCGCCTACCTGGAAGCCTGCGGCCATCTTGTAGGCCGTGGACGCCTGAGACGTGACTTGGATATTCCGAATCACCGCGCCATAGATCTGCGCAGACTCGTACGTCGCTTCATCCCCCGTGGGCTTGACTGTGATCGCCGGAAGGTTCTCCTTCATCTGGTTGACCACGTGCAGCCAGTGCGTGTGCACCTTGTTGATGGTCACCATTGGCTGCCCGGCGATCTGCCGACGAGCGCGTACGTTCGCGTCCCATTGCTCCTGGTTGTCCGGATCGGCGTACAGAAAGCTTATGTCATCGCGGAAGCGCTGACGCCACGTGCTTTCCCAATCGATGCCAGCCTTAAAGCGGCGACGCGCCCGGGCGAGGATGTCTTCATCACGTTCAGCCATTTTCTTTCTCCGACTCCAGGCTGCGGAAGAAGGCTAGAACAAGAGGGCGGCAACGTTCCAGGAATGGCTCTTTCTTCTCGCACGCAAAGGAGCACAGTTGTACTGTTTGCTTCTTATTTCGGATGAACGTGTCCCACCTAGCGTGAAAGCCGTCGCAGGAAACGTCATAAGCCACAATTTCCCGCATTCCATCGATGTAATGGGCATCGACTACGCCAGCCGTCGGCAACGGTAGAGATTTCGTTTCCATGTCTTATCCCATCCAAGAGGCAGTGAATTTTCCGCCATGGAGTACAGGCGGGGCGTTCTTTTTCGGTTGTTGCAGCTGTCGTTTCTTCTCGCGCACGAGCCCCGGGAAAAGCTCTGTGAGAACCCAGATCAATGCGTCTGCGCGGTTTGGTGAGCCTTCGCCCAGGTAGCCAACAGTAGAAAATGCGGTCAACTCAGACTCGAGTTCGCGAAACTGGCCAACGTGCCGCACTTTCCCTTTCTCGTAGAGAGCCGAGAACGGCTCAGCTCGCACATGTTTGCCGCGCGTTGCGGTGACCATCTTGAAGGGCGTACGAGGGCGCGCAGTCTGGACCACGTGTTGCACCATGGCGCCCCCGTAGTTCGTTTCCCCAACGATTACATCGGCTGCATGCCGGTCGAAGGCGCTCGTTGCGATGTCGCCCCATGTGGCTGGCCCGGCTTTCACAGTGCAGTCTTGCAGCACATATGCATTGCCATCGATGCCGATGCCGCCGACGATGATTCCAATTTCATCGTTATCAGCGTTGTCTACATCTCCTGATCCAGATGGGTCGATACCCACCACAACACGCACAAAATCTGGCACAGGCTGATCTTCCCGATGGCGCCACTTATCGATCGTTTCCTCTGCGAACAATTGATTCGGCGTGGCATCTGAGAACTCACCCTTGAGGAAGCGCTTTTGCAGGCGTGCGCTCATGCCCTGCAACGTCTCCAGATAGGACGAACTCAGGTTCTGCGCATTGTCCTGAGGGTTGATCTGGAAGCAGTCATAGTCCTCCGGGCGACGCAATGGTTCGCCTGTCTCGGGGTCTACCTTCTGTACAAAGCGCTTGTAGGTCCAGTGCGCCTTGGAGGGCGGATTGCAGTCGTAATACGCACGCATCTTGAGCGGCGTCGGCTCCTTACCCTCAATCTGAGTCATCACGAGCTGGGCTAGACGAGTCGTAGCGGTGTCCACTGAGCCCATTGGGATCTGGCTGCACTCATTGAAGTACAGCGTGGCGAACTCCTTGCCCAACACCTTCTCAACACGTTCTTTATCATCTAGCCCTGAGAACCAAATCTCGCTGTCCAGATCGTGGCCGGTCTCGTCCTTGTGCCCCGTGTGGATCGTTGCGTAGCCATCGCCTTTGTGCAGCGTGTATCGCACAGCAGGGAAGGCGAGCTTCATCACCTTGGGGAACGTGTCCAGAACGATGGACTCATGCACATGCAGCGCGCGAAAGCGGAAGATGCCGTGACGGCTGCCTGGCGCCTTGATCGCACGGAATACGATGTTGCGCACATGCAGGAACGTCTTGCCGCTCCGGCTCCCCCCAAACAGCATCACGTGCGTGGCTGGGCCACTTAGCACGGCCTGGGCTTGGAGTTGGCGCTCAGTGAGCTGCATCACAGCGCCTCATCATGGCTGCTAGCCACAACTTGGATCGGCCCACCATCTGGCCCTGTGTGCTCTGCTTGTACCTGGCTCAGATCGGGTATTGACTTGCGCAACAGAATCTCAATAGCTTTGAGACGACTTGCCGACAATTCTTCTGTCAGGCCAAGTGCATGATTCTGAAGAACATTTACCAGCTGGCTGGCCTGGATCTTGGCGCGCACCTCATCTTGATGCTTTGTGCGGATACGGGCTGCCATGGGTTACCTCACTTCACCCAAAGCTGGCCGCTAATATTCCCTGCCGACACGCGCAGAGAACGCACGCGGCGCAGGATGTCGCTACAAGCGGCTTGCAGATACATGTTCTTCGTAGCGCGCTCTTGGATGCTCGAAACAGCGTGGTCACCCAGCTTTCGGCGCAATTCCATGCGGCGCTTTGCATCGTCTGCGTAGCTCACTTCTTCATCCCCTTGAGCGTCTTTGCCAGCCGAGCGCGTTGCCCCTCTTTGCCAGGCTTCTTAGCCGCAGCATCCAGCTTCTTGGCCGGGATCTTTTCGCCTTTCTTGACGCCAAGCTCTTTACGCAGGCTGCCGGGCTTCTTTATCGCGTCTTGAATCCAGTTCTTAGCCATATCTGGCTCCTCGATGTGCCGGGGTGCGGATCAGCGGCTGACGCCTTTTTCTCGAATCAGCGGCACGCCATTCAGCTTGTTCGGCTCCGGCTTCGGGCCAGACGGCGGTTTGCCACCCTTGTAGGTGCCAGCGGGCGCAGTACGCGCACCGTGGGCGCATTTGGTGGCCGAATCCATCGATCCGCCCTTGAGATCACGTTTTTCCGACATTTCCTTTCTCCATGGAGTGAATCCGTGGCAGAAATTGCCAAGGGTCCGCCTAGAATCTTAGATTCATTGCGCAGAACTTGCAAATGTTGGTTTTGCGTGCTATGGGCGCGGCTGTTCTCACAAACAGGTGCCATCGGGGAACTGGCCAAAAAATGGCAAATAGAATCTCTTCGTAGAAAGCCACGACGCATAGGCTCTCGCAGGCGAGCTTCCAGCCGTAGCATCACTATAGAAGTCGTCGCAGTGGCACCACCAGCGTCCCCATCCGAAATAAATGTGTGGCTTCACTTTCCCCAAACGGTTGCGGTAGGTCATAGCCCCTCCCAAATAGCCCATAACCCAAATACGACAAGCACACCGCCCAAGATAGATCCAACCTCATCGCTGACCCGAGGAGCGCAATAAATGGCTGACATGATTAGAAAAAATTGCCAGAACTTCATCACCCCGCCCGCCCACATAAATAATCAATCTTTAGGGAAGAAATCTACTGCTTGATTAATTTGCGCCCAGCAATTGGGGCATTTGCACGCGACTCGAAGCTGTATCGTTTGTCCTGGCTTCGGAATATCCCCTCCGTCGTACAGAATGCCGCCATCACATCTCGCTAGAGATTCAGCAGAGTCAGCCCATTGGCATCCACATATGGTGCAATCTAGTTGTACTTCGAACTCGGATAAATCCATTCCTTGTTTGATGATTCTCATTTATTCCTCCAACCCGCACAGAAAATCAGTCGGATAGTCCAGAGCAGTAGCCAACCGGATCAGGCATTCCAGATTCGGCAACCGGTAGCCCTTTTCGTAGTTCTTGACTTGGGTCAGAGACATTTCTGCCTCATAACCCAGCTTTGCCTGGGTCCAGCCGCGCTCTTTACGGGCTTGCTTCAGACGTTCACAAAATATGTGGCGCATGGTTACCTCCCGCGTTCTAGCACTTCTACAACCAAAGAGTGCCCTTCGTGCTGAATCAAGAAATCAAAAAGTGCGTCGTCCTCACGCTCGACAAGGATGATCTGGTAACCACATCGTCCACGCCCAAAGATGGGAAGATTTTTATCGCATGCCAGACACTTAAGCGCCCGTGCTTCGACATCTTCAGTCACGATGGCCTCCGAGCCAGAACAACCTTATTGCGATACAGCCACGGGCAATGCGCTGCCGTATGGCCTCTTGATCCGCACATGCAGCAGCGGTCCATGTCAGCCTCCCTTGCGATGAAGATCAACTACAGCTTGTACAGCTTCCACACAGTGCTTTGAGCCAAGACCCGAAGGATGTATATCCTGTTTGATGGTCGGGTATTCGTAAATCGCTAGTTCCTTCCGGATTTGCAAAACCGCCTGAATCGCAGAACTCATTGCGGCGGTAGCCTCAGCTTTCGCGCGCTCGCTGTTCGCTTGCAATTGCGCTGTCGTATCCCCAGAATCAGAACGAGCGCGGAAATAGCGGTACGTTGTGAAGATTGCTCCGCCAAAAACACAGCTCCAAGCAAGAGTAGGGATGAGGCGGTCAATGACCACAAACCAAATGAACCCTTCCTTGGCCGATTCACCCATCGTGGCCAGCGTTTGCAAAATCAATTTCAGTTCTTCCATCTCATCCTCCTAATGCCTCAATAGCCTGTTCCACGGTTTCAACTACTGCTGCATGTCCTTTCCAAGCTGCATGCCAATCTGCTTCGTCTGCCGTCAGCTTTCTCTTGCTGGGCGGCTTGCTTGGATCTTTGATCTCCAACAGGAATGTCATCGAGCGCCATCCAACGCAGAGGTCGGGAAACCCTTTCCCTATTGCCGCCGTTGACGTGACAGTCGCGCCAATCTTCCTAAGCGCTGCCACAATCTCGGCTTGGTTGTCATCGACTCGTGCTGCTCTACGCATCATTTCCCCAGCACGCGCATGCAGTAAAACCATGAATGGTCAGTTCGGCATTCGTTCCACATGCTTACCTCCATATAGATACCGAATGCGATCCATCCGACCACGAAAAGGGCAAGAGCGGCTGCTTTCATGGCTTGTTGCGCAGGCCGCGCCATTTGTCATGTTTCTGTCCAAACGCAGCCGGCAACCCGCCTTCACAGCACAGCCATTTCTCGCCGTTCCACCAGCGTACTGAATGAGCCGACACCGGAATACGCGTATCGTCCGGATATCCGTAGTAGGCCTCATAGGCCCCCACATGCACCGGCTTAACATCAGCCGGAAACCAATCGGTCATCTCCGTACCTGTTTCTGCGGTCATGCTGTCACCTTGATCGGATTGTCGTAAGGACGAATAACTACCTCTGCACCGTGGCTACCATCCTTTTTGATTCGACGGACAATGAAAGTCCACTTCCAAACTGAATGAGCTTGGATGTCTATAATTTCAGCCATCGCCCCTTTACCAAACTTGTCAGTTTTGATGCGGTCACCAACCTCAAACGGGCAAATGAGACAGGCCAGTTGCTTTTCCAGTTGGTTCTTCATGTAGGTCAGCCCACGGATACGCGCATCCAACTGCCCGATCTGCGATTTCAACTGTTGCTCTGTCATGCTTCCTCCGGCGCCCTAAGCGCGCTTGTTGGTGAGCGGCCATGGAAGAACTGAAACGCCCGCTCGTGTTCTGCAATTCCGTCTCGCTCTGCGGCGCTGAGCAGCTTGTCGATGACGCCTTGATCGCCAGCCTTCTTCGCCACTCGCCACTTGAACCACTGGAACGGCTCACCAGCTTTGCGTTGCAATCCAAGCTCTTCGGCCTTGGACTGGTAGCCGTCGTCGGTTTCGTGCCAAGCTGGCCCGTGGTGCGTGGGGGCTGGGCGTCCAAGCTGGCCTAGGTACTGCTCGAAATTCGAAGCGCGGAAGAGCGTCGTAGGCCGCAGGAATTCCTGCATCTTCGGGTCGGCGCCCCACTGCGCGACCTTCGCGTCGATGACGCCGCGTACCTGCTCCACGGTCGCACCGGACTTCAGGCGATCACGGATCAGCTTCAGGTTCGATTCCACGGGGCGATACGCGCTTTCCGTTTTTTCGTTCAGGTAGGTCAGGATGTCTTGGGCATCGTCGGGCTTGCCCGACAAAGTGTTTTCCTCACTATCCGGAATCAGAGAATCAGAGAATCCGGAATCAGTAAGAGGGATAGGGGAATCAGGAATCAGCCCGGCTTGTTCCGGAATTTCCGCTTCTTGCACCGTACTTGCACTGTGCTCGTCTGGTGCTGGTATCTGGCTGGCAGCTTCTTTGACGTGAGGATTCTGGTGCTTCGCAAAGTTAACGACTTGGATGAATCGATTCCCGTTGATTGAGTAGCGCAGAATGAAGCCGAGCCTATTCAGGTCCGCCAGCAGCACATCCACATCGCAGTTGTCATACGGAAGCAATTCCGCCTTGATGCGCTTGGGGCGATCTTCCAGGCGTCCTTCGCGATCAGCGATGCACCACAACCCTTGAAATAGAAGTCGCCCCAAGGGATCAACCTCTGCCAGCGTGTCGTTGGTGAAAAAGCTCGGCTTGATGTTCCTAGCGCGGGCCATAGGTGCCTCGAATCATGTTCCAGCAGACGCCGCAGAAATATTTGGTGGCCTCTGACGCGCTGTCCTCGCGCCGAGTGCACGCCTTGGTAATCGCCAACAAGAGCCGATCTTCAGCGAGCTTTTCCACAAAGTTGACGCGGACAGAATCACGGAACGATGCAGTGAACTGGCGAGTCGGGAAGTGGCGCTTGAATACCTGCTCGACGCGGTCAACGATGGCGTCCTTGTGCTTTTCAATCTCACGAAGGAGCTTGCTGTATGCCTTGGCCTGGTCCTGCTTTTCACGCAAAACGGCGGCGCGTTGCTCCAGGGATTCGGGAACATCACTAAGAAGTCCGGCGCCCTTACCGCGATTGCAATCAAAGCAGGCGGTCAGCAGGTTGTCTGCGTTGTTCTTGCCTCCGGCAGATACCGGATGGATATGGTCAACCTCAAGAACAACAGCAGGCGGCGTGCGACCACAATACTGACAACGGAAGCTGTCACGCTTGAATACACTGAAGCGCAACCGCTTACTGATAGGCTTCCTTTCCACTGTTACCTCACACCCGCACAATCTTCCAAGTCTTGAGCGTCTTGCCATTGACGCGCTTCGTGCCTTCTACGAGCTTTTCGTTGGCTCGGAGGTAGCCTTTGGTCACTGCTTCCTTGCGGCGCTTCCACACGCATGTAGAACCCACAGCAAGAGCAAGTTCGAACGTGGTCATGGCCTTGATGCGCAAAGCCGTCACGATGCGTTGGTACTGGTTCTTTTGTTTCATGCCGCGCTCCTCATGGCCTCAAGCTGGGCCTCTAGTTCACGAATGCGGCGCTGCTCGGGCGTCTCAGCCACCGAACGAAAGCCGCAGATCGCGTCTTCGTATTGGCGGATGGCCCAGTTCCCACACAGCGCCTGAAACTTGATGCGGAAGTCGAACGGCAGATACTTCTTGCCGCTCAAGATGTTCGACAGATGCGACTTGGGCATGCCGAGCTTCGCCGCGGCATCGCTGATGGAGTAGCGCACGCGCCGTTTGGCCCAGCACAGAACAGTTGCATCGCACTCATTGCGGAGACGCGCGATCAGCTGCGCGGAAACCATCTCGGGCTCACCGACAGCAGAGAAGAAGGGCATCTCGCGTTGGGGGCCGTGCAGTTGTCCCAGGTGTTCCATGTGGCGTTCCACGTACTCGATTGCGTAAAAAAGAAGGCGTGCGACTGGCACGCCAAAAGGGGGGAGATCGTTATGCGGGTTGTTCTGGCCTCAGAAATTCGGGGGGAACATCCTTCCCCAGCCGGATCGCTGCGCCGACAACCAGGTCGGTCTGTCTTTGATCCAGCGTCTCGGGCCACTGGGAGATCCGTCCGCGAGTCAGACCTAGAGCCCGGCCTAACTTCGCGCCGTTGCCAAATAGATCAATCGCCTGTTGTTTCGTCAGAACCATGGGGCTACCTGCTTAGTGTGTTGAACAATCATATGTCAAACACAGTAAGCATTCAAGCGTTTACTGTTGTAAACATGAATTTCGCTCAAAGACTCAAGATGGCTATGGACTGCGCGGACGACCATAAGGGTGTCAAGCAGGCCGAATTGGCCAGACGCGCGGGCGTGACCCGGGCTGCCATCAACCACTGGTTGAAAGTGGAAGCTAAGGTTTTCCCCATGAAGGGAGAAGTATTGCTTGGTGTGTGCTCGGCGCTAGGTGTTTCCCCTTGGTGGCTCATGTATGAAAAGGGGGAAATGAATGCATCTTTTGTCAACGACAGCGGCGCGCTTGAGCTTCTGAGGTACTACTTTGCTCTGCCAGGTGCGGCCAGAGACACAGCAATTGAACAAGTTAAGCAATTGTTCAACCTGCTATCAACAACTTCAAATTCAGTAACCGCTTCAAATCGTGGCACGATGGAGAGAAGCCGCTATCAAGAGAAGCTGAAAGAAGCCCAGACCGACCTACAGGCGGCTGCAGAAGGAGTCGAGCATGCAGACGAGGGGGGTAGTCCTACCGCTGGTCGTTGACAAGGACGCCATCCAGATAACGGATGAGCTCGCGGCAATGGCGCGCGCGGGCGAAGTTTCTGGTTTGGCTCTCGTGGTCAGGACGACCGAAAGGCAGTATCACGTACTGATGACTGGAGTCTTCGAGGAAGACCCTGTAGTGGCAAGCGGGGCTAGCGGATTGCTTAGGAAACTAGCCGAGATGAGGGCCATAAAAAAGATGGGCAACTGAAGCGAACCCCGCGCGAGCGGGATTTTTTTCGCCTGTAGTGCTTATTGTGCTTGACATCCAAACTTCCATGGAGTTTAATGCACTTAACGAAACGCACCGCAGACGGAGACGGCGATGAGCCAGATCGACCAAGTCCTATCGCACCAACCGCAACTGACCAAGGGCATGGAATACCTTGGCCAAGGTTTCTGCGGTGACGTGCTGGTGGAGTTCTGGGGAAAGGCGCATTTCGTTGGCTCGCGTCTTGAGGATGTTGATCTCGAAGACCTCGTGCTGGCGGGAACGAAAGTCAGCCTGCTCACGATGATCTCTAAGAAGCAATGGGACTCGCTGGAAATCGATGCGCTGCACGCCTACGAGGACAGCCTAGGAGTCGCAGCATGACCATTCGGATGCTTGCTTTGCTGATCGTCGCCTACGCCGCGTTCTGTGTGTGCATGACGTGCAAGGCTGATCGGATCACTGATGGAGAAGAGCAATGAGCGGCTTGGAAATTCTCACAGCGTTCGTCCTTTCGGGGTGTGTCGTCGTGCTGCTAGTTGTGATGGCGATTACGACGCTTCCGATGGAAGACGAACAAGAAGACCAGCGCTCGCAGCGCCGGTACTGACAAGGGGATGACGATGGAAGCGGATTGCGTATTGCAGCCAGATCTGGATTTTTGGGGTCTTACTGAACAAGACCATATCGACGCAAAAGTCGAAGACTGCTTGCAAGAAACTCATAGAAATTTCAGACCAGAGCCACAGCACTTGGTTGATCGGTACTACGGCAGCAGGGAGGAATACATCTGTGCTTTGGAGCGTCAGGCGGCTTTTGACAAAGAAGCAGTGTCTCTTGCGAAAGACGCACCAGCCTCCTGGCGTCTCAGCCGTCTGGTTAATGCTGCTAGTTGCGCTCTCAAGGCCGAACTGGAGCGCGCCGCGCTCGCCGCCTAACCCACCACTGACAACGAGGAGAAAGACATGGCAATCAACGATGGTGGCCCCGCCTTCCCGGATCAAAAGCGCCGCTATGTGGCCGGATATGCCACCAGCGAATACGACCCTGTACCGGGGATGACGATGCGTGATTACTTCGCTGCGAAGGCGCTTGGCGGAATGCTGGCATCGGAAGAAGAAGGCGCCGTGTACAGCGCAAAGAACGTAGCAGAGCGGGCCTATGAAATGGCTGACGCAATGCTCGCGGCTCGCGCCTGACCACCAAGGAGCCTGACAGTGCTTCTTCTGATCCTCCTGCCATTGCTGAGCCCGGTTCGCGTGCTGAGGCATCAATGGCTAAACCGCAGCGGACCGAGCGAATCGATCTGCGTTGCGCCGCCCAAATGTGGGCCGGAAGAGTACGGCTAGCTACTGCCTCGTCGCTGTACGCGAGCGGTGGCGAGGCCGAAACCAAAAGATTGAGGAATGCGCCAATACGCGCCCCGCCCTGGGTGACGGGACTTCAATAAATCGGGCCGGCTAATTCGGCTTGGCCCGATTTCTCTGACAAGCGGATTGTTCCAGTCCACTGCTCAGAGAAAACAACCAAGGAGCCTGACCATGAATACGAAGCAAGAGGCCGCAATTGCTCGCTGCTGCGACCACGAGAACCTTGTGGGGGAGTTGGTGGAGGCGTTGGAGAACTTCATGGAAGCGGTGGTCTTATTCGACCAAGCAATGGTCGATGGCGTGAACGTACAGGGCGCCGTCTCACGCTTCGTGGGCGCTAAAGACAACGCAAACCACATTCTCGCCAAGGCCAAAGAAGGAGCCCAGCCATGAACTCAAGGCAGCGGTAACGCTACGCCTGGCGTAATGGGCGATCTGGTGGTGGCTCTACTCTAAATCACGTCGGCGCGGCGACGCTAAATAGCCCGTAGCCATTTGGCATATCTCCTAGTTGCGATTGGAGATAGAGCCACCACCAGAGGGTGAAGTAACAGGGGAAGAGTTACGGCGCGCCAATCGGACGCGGGTTGGTCGGTCTGCATCGCGAGCTATAAGCGACACCTAGGTTACCCCCGCTAGGCACCCTCTCTAACAGGAGACTGCAATGCAATTCTCAAGAGATGTGAAGCACTACGCCAGCACGCCGCGCTCGCTGAGCTCCTCCAAGTTCGGGCCGTATGCACGGCTGTCGGTTGAACGGCGCAAGGGCTTGCTGGAAGGCGCAAAGAACTGGGCTTTCGCAATCGGCTTGGGGGTGTTCATTGGAACGGTTTTGTATCTAGTTGTCCTTGTAAAGGCCTAAGAAATGTCAAAGAAACTAAATTTGGCAGGTCTTAGATTTGAAAGGCTGCTGGCAATTTCAGAGGCAGGAAAGGCTAGCTGTGGAGCTACTCGCTGGATGTGCAAATGTGATTGTGGGAATACCGTGCTTGTCAGGACTAGTAGTTTGAAAAGCGGAAAAACGAAGTCATGCGGTTGCCTACACAATGAATTGGCATCCATCGCACTTCGAAAAGGAAGCGACCATCCCCTTCGAGATGCAAATCTTGTTTCATCAAGAACTCATGGCGAGAGTAGGACAAAAGAGTATCGGATTTGGACTCACATGATTGGAAGATGCCACAACAAAAACGACGCAGCATATAACAATTATGGTGGTCGAGGAATATATGTCTGCGACAGGTGGCGGAATTCCTTTGAGAATTTTATTGAAGATATGGGACGCCCAATGCCAGGTCAAAGCATTGATCGGATAGACAACAACGGCCCATATAGCAAAGAAAACTGCAGATGGGCAACTCGCAAGCAACAGTCCAGGAATACTAGAAGGAATGTAGTGCTTGAGTACAAGGGGCGGTCACTGACGGTGGTCGAGTGGAGCGAAGTTACTGGGATTAATGCGGCGTGCATATCCAAGAGGATTAAGAGCGGATGGACAGCAAAGCGCGCTCTTGAAACGCCAAAGAAGTCCTCTGTCGGCATTACTTCCTGACATGGAAGACGACCTAGACGACGCTGCCGAATGGTTGAAATGGTACGAGGAAAGAAATGGAAGCTGTCCTTCACGATCTGCGCGCCGCACTGACAGCGGCAATGCGCGAATGGCAGCGGTGCCGATGGCTACGCAAGTACGGAAACACGGACCGCTGCCCCTTTTAAAGCAATCAGCAAAGGAATCAAGAAATGAGCATAGCCTGCATGATCATCGGAGAGAGCGGGACCGGAAAGAGCACGAGCCTCCGCAACCTTGACCCAGACAACACGCTGCTGATTCAAGCAGTCAAGAAGCCTCTTCCGTTCCGCTCGACCAACTGGAAGCCGGTTGTAAAGGGCCAAGGCGGATCGGTTTTCGTGACAGACAACAGCGCCCATATCGTTGGCGCCATGCAGCGCACCGATAAGGAAATCATCGTCATTGACGACTTCCAGTACGTGCTTGCAAACGAGTTCATGCGCCGCGTCACCGACAACGAGACGGGCAATGGCGCATTCGCCAAGTACAACGAGATTGCCCGTCACGCATGGGATGTGCTGATGGCTTCGACCTCACTGCCGGATCACAAGCGCGTCTACATCCTGAGCCACACCAGCACGGACGACTTCGGCAAGACCAAGATCAAGACCATCGGCAAGCTGCTCGACGAAAAAATCGTCATGGAGGGGCTTGTGACCATCGTCCTGCGCACTGTGGTTGCCAATGGTGACTACATGTTCAGTACCAAGAATAACGGCCAAGACACGGTGAAGTCACCCATCGGCCTCTTTGAGTCTGACCTGATCGAGAACGATCTCGCCCAGGTGGATAAGGCGATCACTGCCTACTACGACCTGAAGCAAGCAGCCTAAAGGAACCAAGCATGTACACACTCGACAAGCAAGCAGCCATGAACGCCGATAGCACGGGCAAGTGGCTCACCGAAACCGGCAAGTATGTTGGACGCATCCTGTGCGCCGAAGACATCAAGTCGGACCGCACTGGCACGAAGGGCATTGCGTTGACGTTGCAAGCCAACGATGGACGCGAAACTCGTCAGTTCATTTACACCCAGAAAGAAGACGGCACTCGCCTCTCTGGTTTCGATCTGGTGATGGCGATCATGACGTGCCTGAAGATTCGCGACATGCAGCCGGTTGACGGTCAGGTGAAGCGCTGGGACAAAGATGCAAAGCAGGAATACACCGAACAGGGCAAGGTGTATCCGGCGCTGGCAAACAAACAGATCGGCTTCCTGCTACAGAAGACAGAAGAGGAAAGCCGCAAGAATCCGGGTGAAACCGCATGGAGCGCAAAGCTGGTCGGTGTGTTTGAGGCGCTAACTGAGCTGACCGCTTCGGAAATTCTGAGCGGGGAAAAGACGCCTAAGGCCCTTGCACAGCGCGTTGCAATGCTTGCTGATCGCCCGATGAAGAAGCGCCCGGCTGCAAGCCATAGCTCAGCAAACGCATACGCCAACGCATCGAATGGCGGCGGGTCAAGCATCGATGACGATATTCCCTTCCTTCAGCACATGCGGGGTTTTGCGGGTCACGCAATCTGACAGCCATGATTGACTTCAAAGACATTCCTGAAGAGCTGATCCGAGCACGCGGGCAGTACGCAACTGTGCGATCCGCGTTGGATGACGAGATGCGCAACATGCAGACGCTTTGCGCTGTCATCACGTCTCGGTCAGCATCGGTTCTGCGCGATCTGCAAGAAGGCCACGATGTGAAGCACGTCCTAGACGAAATGCGCGGCAAGATCAACGAGATGGAATTGTCCGCGCAGTCGATCAAGGCGCTTCAAGCACAACGCGCTGAACTGAAGTCAGCCGCCTGGAGTTGATATGTCCTTTGCAAAAACCTTCGTCCTGCGCGGCGAGCCCAACGCACAAGCCCTGTGGAACTTCCTCAAGCACAACTGGAGGGCGCTGGCTGATGCTGGAAAGCCGCTTGCTGTGTCGGTGGCAGAGCATAGGGCAAAGCGATCCACGGATCAGAACAAACGTCTCTGGGCGCTCCTGACCGAGATTGCCGAGCAGGCGATGCTGGACGGCAAGCACTACAGCGCCGAAGCGTGGCATGAGCACTTTAAGAGGCAATTCGTGGGGGTGGAGGAATTGCCTGGCGGCGGCACGGTTGGCATCTCCACAACAACACTGAACGTCGAAGAGTTTGCGGCCTATATGACCCGCATTGAGGCATGGGCAGCGCAGACGTTCGGCATCGAGTTCACGCAATAGACGAGGAAGACATGGACAAGAACTACACACCAGGGCCATGGCACGTAGAGATGAATCGTCAGTATCAGTACAAGGTGTACGGGCCAAGCAGGAACATAAATAAATGGCCTGCCGCAATTGCGACGCTCGGGTCTCCTAGAAATGTAGACCCGACAGAGACTGACATTGGAAAGCAAGACCGAGCTAACGCTAACTTGATTTCTGCTGCTCCCGATCTTTTGGAAGCGCTGCAGGCAGTGATCGCAGTCGCCGATCGCGCCACTGACGAGTTTGACCGCTCACGCGCTGCAATCGCTAAGGCACTGGGGGACTCCTAACATGCCATCCGATCTGAGAGAGGCTTTTGAAGACTGGGCGATCCGAAATTGGTACCCAGTCAAACGAACGCCCACGAACGAATACGACGATGAGGAAACCCGCGACGCCTATGAAGGCTGGCTCGCCTGCGTCAAGCACCTTGAAGAGACATTGAAGGATGCGGCCCGCTACCGACAGCTGCGCCGTGGCCAGAAATTCAGCATCGTCAACGGAATCGGCGACGTGTTACGCGCCGAAGAACTCGATGCAGCCGTTGACGCCGCCATCGTCGCAACCCAGGGAGATGGAAATGAAAAGGCCTGATCTGCTCAAAGCCGCCATCAATTGCCCGCACCAGATCACGGAGAAATCGGTGATCCTGCATTTCGATGAGAAGGCACACGGCCACAACGCATTGCAGCAACTTGGCAATCGTCTCGAACGCGAATTGCATACTGCCGCCGCGTCGAATGGTGACCTGGTGATAATTCGGGCTGCAATCACCGATGACAAGAATGATGTCACAGGATTGCGTGATGCGATCCGCGTGCTCTCTCCGACATTCCAGCAATGGATCGGCGACTGCCTCGATGAACTTGAAATGCTCCGTTCGCGGGCGTAACCAGGGCGAAGAACATGACGCTGAGTGAAGAACAACGCAAAGCTTTGGAAGCCGCCATTCGAGTCATGAGCGACGGCAATCACAACGCAAAAATGGCGGGTGAACTGCAAACGCTTCTGGAACGCGCGCAGGCTGATGCTCGGCCCGTGGGCGAGGCAGTTCCAATGCCCGGCGGAAATGGCGGGTTCACATGCGCCGTTTTCAACCATATCGATGTACCTGTCGGCACCAAGCTCTACACCGCCCCGCCTGCCGAATCTGCGGGCGTGGCGTTGAGCGATGACGACTTGCGTTTTGTGCAACGAGTGCTGGAAAGCGACGCTCCGCAAAAAGACCGCGAACGCGCGCGTGAGTTGATCGTCTCAGCTCGCCTCGCCCGCACCCATGCTGCGGATGGGGAGGCGGGCGGCACGGCGAACACGCTGGCAGGCTTTAAAGGTGCGTGCGCAGTGAGTGGCCGGCTGCCGACTGAGCAGGAAATTTGGGACGCTGGAGTTCGCTCTGGGATGCGTCGCGCAGAAGCCGCCCAGCAGCAGGCCGAGCGGAGCGACGGCGAGGCGGCTTATTGGAAACGCGAAGCGGAAACATGGCGACGTGCGTGTGAGGCGACTGAAAGGGAATTGCGCGAGGCACGACAAGCATTACCGCAGACCGAGCCGGGGACGGTCGTGGATGCTATTTTCCAGAAGCACGCACCCGCGTGGCACGACCGAGACCCGGAAGTGTGTCGCCAGATTGCAGCGGAGATCATTGAGGCCCAGCAGGCCGAGCCCCAGACCTTCGTGCAGAAATGGACCGCTGCCATCAAATCGTTGCCGATGGGAGAGCAGCAGGCCGAGCCGGGAGCGGATGAGCGCACGACGAGTGCCTACGCGGTATTCCTTCGCGCATACCGCGCCGGACTTCCACTAGATGAAGCATTTGCGCAAGGATTGCGCGCCGCCCAGTCCGGCCAGCGGGCGGGTGTGGCGGAGCGCATCTATCCTGACGCACTTTCCGACGCCCTCCGCCACGTGCTCGGCTTCCCGAACTTCAAGTGCTCTCCCTTTGCGCACCTGATGCGTGACGCAGGGGCAACCATCAAGAGAAAGGCTGAAGACGAGCAAGCGGTTGTGCTGCATTGGCTCATCAAGCTGGTGCTTGACCACGGCGAAAAGTGGGCGGACGCGGCGCAAGAAGAGATGAAGGCTATGCGCGAGAAGATCGTCGCCGCCCCCACGCAGCAGGAGGGCGGGAAGTGATCGCAGCCCTGTTTGTCGAGACTGACGGCGCCTACTTCGGACTGCCTGGAGTGGAGCCCTGGGACGAGGAAAAGGATGCGCGGCGATACACCGGACCGCTTCCGGTTGTCGCGCATCCTCCCTGCCAGCGCTGGGGCCGTTACTGGCATGGAGCGCCCAATAAGCCGAACCAATATCGCCTGGGTGAGGATGAAGGCTGCTTCGCTGCCGCCCTGACAGCGGTGCGCAACTATGGCGGCGTGATCGAGCATCCGGCTCACTCGCATGCCTGGCGTTACTTCGGGCTGAAGACACCCCCGAAGTCTGGCGGATGGGTCAAGGCTGACGAATTCGGCGGATGGACATGCTATGTCGAGCAAGGTCACTACGGCCACATGAGCCGCAAAGCAACTTGGCTCTACGCAGTCGGCACCGAGTTGCCAGAACTGAAATGGGGGCCGAGCGAGCAGCGCATCCACCCGGTTGCGCTCGAGCGCTACGGCTACGAGAAGGCGCGACGCATTGGCATGATGGCCATGGTCGGCGGCAAGGACAAGACCAAAATCCGCAACGCCACACCGCCTGAATTTCGTGACGTTCTGCTGGCGATCGCATCAACCGTCAACCGCGCAGACGCGCTGGCACAGAAGGAGGGAAGATATGCCGATCAAGTCTGAGAACCGCGGCCGCTATCCGGCCAACTGGCAAGAGATTCGCGCGTCGATCCTGGCGCGCGCCGGAAATCGCTGCGAGCAATGCTGTGCGGTCAATGGCGACATCATTGCGCGCGGCATCGGCAAGGACGTTGACACCTACATGACGCACGAGGCGCATGTGTTCGATGCCAACAATGGGAGGTATCTCGGCCAGTGGCGCATGTCTGACTACGAGTGCAATCAGGATGGCGTCAAGATCGTGCTAACCATCGCGCATCTCGACCACACGCCAGAGAACTGCGACCCGGACAACCTGCGCGCCTGGTGCCAGCGGTGCCACTTACGATACGACGCGAAGCACCACGCTGAGAACGCACGCCGCACGCGGCACGAACGCAAGGCAGTCGGCGATCTGTTCGCAGCCGCAGCCACTGGAGAGAGCAAGTGAAAGAACGCGAGTACAACTTCTTCATCAACCTAGGCGACATGCTGGGAATCCTGGGCACAGGAATCGCGCTTTGGAAAGGTGAATGGTTATGGGCTGCCATCATGGCGGTTTTGACGGCGCGATGCTGGACCTCATATTTGCGGCGCGCACAGCCTAGCGTGCAGGGAGGGGAGTGATGAGCAATTATTTGTGGTTCTGGCTAAGCAAAGCGATTGTGGAATTCGGTATCGCGCTTGGGATTCTCACATTAGGCAGTCTGTTTCTTCTGGCGCTGTGGATCCCGACTTGGCGCAAGCAGTCGAAGTGTCAACATCCACGCGTACACGAAACCCAGAGTTGCGACGCGATCTGTTTGGAATGCGGGAAGAACCTGGGATTCATTGGGGCATGGCGTGAAAAACACCAATGCGAGCTGCACTGACGAGGATGTTGGAGAGGGTCGATGAATGATCTAAGCGAATTTCAGCAACGCGCAGCAGCGGTTGCGGTAACGAAGTTGCTTACGGGGCGCTACTTCAGCGTCAGCGACCTAGATGCCATTGCTCAGACAATTGGCCGAAAGTCGGAGATGGTTGGCCCGGATTACGCGGCCCTTAGGGCTCTGCACTGTGTAGATTGGGCAGACATGGGGCCAGAACTGGCGCGATTGACCCGAGAGAAATGCCTAGAGCTACTTGGGCTTTCGCCGCAAATCATTAATGTGAAGGCGGCCGAACCAGCTCCGCAACCTGCGCAGCAAGAAGCCGCGCCAGAAAAGAAAGTGAGGCTGGCGTTTTGGAAACAATCTTAGAAAAGATCCTAGCTAAGACGCGGGAGGCGTGGTTTGAAGATCAGTCTAGAAAAGTGGGCCGAAAAGAACTTCGATCCGGCGCCGCACATCAGCACGCTGCGCGCGTGGGCTCGCCAATCGAAGATTTACCCACAGCCGCAGAAGCTGGGGCGCGCGTATTACGTGGATGAGAACGCAGTGTTTGCCCTGGATGCAAAGCCGCGCCTCGTTGACAGGATTGCATGATGGCCGCGAGACCACGCATCAAGAAACGCGCGAACTGGCCTGCGAATCTGCATGAGCCACGGCCCGGCTATTACGTATTCCGTGATCCCCGGGATGGGAGCACCCATGTGATCGGCCGCGTGCCGCTGGCAGAAGCGATTTTCGAGGTGCACCAGGCAAATGCCAAGGTCGCCGCATCGACGCAGAGGGTGGCGCTGGCTGATCGGATCAATGCGAGTCCGGAGACAGTGGACGAGCTTCTAGCCAAAATGCCAGTTGAAGGATTTAAGCGGTCAAGCCTGTACTCGCACCGCACGATTGACAAAAAGATCTCCGCCGCGCTGGGCGAGATGCGCTGCTGTGAGTTGACAACCAAGCCCATTGCTGACCTGATCGAGAGCATCCATCGGGAAGGCAAGCACCGCATGTCGCAGATGGTGCGCAGCCGACTTATCAAGGTTTGCAAACGCGGCATTGCGTTGGGCTGGATGACCTCTAATCCAGCGGAGGTTACGGAGAACCCCAAGGCCAAGGTGCGACGGTCGCGTCTGACGCTGGAGGTATTCAATGCGATCCTGGAGAAGGCGCCCGAGGTTCAACCATGGCTAGCGAATGCGATGTTGCTGGCCCTCGTCAGCGGACAGGACAGATCAACCGTGGCGCGCTGGACTCGGGCGAGCATTGACGGGGATGTTGCTGTGGTGCGGCGCACAAAGACAGAGGTCAGCATTGCCATTCCCTTGGCTTTGCGGATGGATGCGGTAGGAATGTCGCTGCGGGAGGTAATCGCCAAGTGCAAGGCGACTGGCGTTGTCAGCCAATACCTGATCCACCACGTCCGGAATGGGGCTAAGGTGAAGCGAGGCGACCCGGTATCAATCGGGGCTGTGAGCGTGGCGTTTGCGAATGCAAGGCGGTTGGCAGGCATCCCAGATGCAGGAGCGCCCACCTTCCACGAGATCCGCAGCCTGTCGAAACGAACGTATCAGGAGCAGGGCAACGTTGATACGAAAGCGCTGCTTGGCCACCTGTCCGAAACTGCGGCAAACCTGTACGCTGACCCGCGCGGGATTGCCCCGATCAAGGTCAGCATACGATAGAGTGTTTTGAACATTTTTCGTACAAATATCGTACGATCAGCCATGGGCTTTGGTTTGCGGGAATCAGAACGTGTAGCGCAGGTA